ATGCCAAAAATCCAAGCAGTAACGGCTATGACACTGGACGGCTTTCTGCCGGATGCCGCCGATATATCGATGCGATGGGTAATGAACCACAGGAAAGGTTTTGCCCATTGGCGGGAACGCTGTGACGCAAGGATTTTACCCCATTCCATTTTGGACCTGCTTTGCGAAAAAGACGGCAAAGGCAATACCTTTACCTATTTGGCCGAAGTTTCCGATTCCGAATCGTTGGAACTGCTCCGAGGGCTTTCCCTTTACAACCTCGTGGACGAACTGATCGTTTACCTGCTTCCCATTTCCTCCGGCGGGGGAACTTCCATACAAAACATTCTTCCTACTCTGCAATGGCGGTTGCATGAAGCCACTACCTTTTCCAACGGTATCTGCCGGTTGATTTATCGCAACCCTCGCAAGATGTAACTTGCACATTGCGGGAATCCTTGCATTTTGCAAGACCGTTTTTTCATTTCAACTTTCCTCTGATAATTTTTATTTCGCTGTATTTCAGCGGAATGCCTGTGTTATTCCGTGAAATGCAGGGTCATTGGTATGCCATTAGCCCTATATCATAGTATAACCTGTTGCGCGACAAGGTGTAATCAGTCATTATTTACACTCAAAAGACAGATCATATTATGATACAGATAGACCGTGAGACGTTCCAGATGATGCTTCACCAAATCATGGAACGGTTCGACAAGATTGAAGACAAGCTGAGCCGCATGAACCGGCAGACCTCTGCCCTTGACGGCGACAAGCTGCTGGATAACCAGGACATGTGCGAGTTGCTCGGTATCACGAAACGTACCCTTGCACGGTACCGCCAGAAAAAACTCGTGACTTACTACATGATAGACGGGCGTACCTATTACAAATCATCCGAGGTCAAGGAATTTCTGAACCGGAAAGGCAGGCTCTCCCTCGCGGAAATGGAGCGAAACAGAATCAATGTTTAACAAATTAAAATGAAGAATTGCAATGGAAATTATCAGTATGGACATCCGGACTTTCGACGCGCTCATGACGCGTGTGAAAACCATCGAGGAAAAGGCCGACATACTATGTAAACGGCAGGAAGACCTCGGCTTGAAAAAATGGCTGGACAACCAGGAGGTATGCGACATTCTTGGCATATCGAAGCGTACCCTACAGGAGTACCGGGCCAAAGGATTACTGCCTTTCGGCAGGATCAAGAACAAGCTGTTCTACAAGCCTGAAGACGTGGAGAAAGTATTACAGTCGTATTATCATGCTAATTCAAAGAAACTATGAACCATTATTTCATTGACAAGCAAGACCCGCGTGTAGCCGACCTTCTCCGCCGTCTGGAGAATACCGGCAGGGCACTGAAGAAAATGGAACCGAACTGTCAACGCTCGTTCAACGGCGAACGTTTCATGAATGATGTGGAACTGGCAAAACTCCTGCGTATCAGCCGCCGCACCTTGCAGGAATACCGGTCATTGCGCATCCTGCCTTACTACCTGATACAAGGCAAGGTGCTGTACAAGGAATCGGAAATTCAGCAACTGCTGGAAGAGGCGCATAGAAAGTGCCTTGACGAACAACAGAAATGGTTATGATCTGAGCAAGCGGTTCCAACGGAACAGTACGAGAGGAACAGCCCGATAATACGGATTGTTCCTCTCATTTTTATTGCCGCTTGTTTACACAGTCTTTCTTTTCCGCTTGGGCTTGGCGATAACTTCTTCTTCGTAGAGGTTTACCGGCCGTTTTGCCGACATTTCACGTAATGCTTTCGTGTCCTCGTCCACTTTCCGGCTTTTCACCTCAGCATATATCTGGGTAGTCGTGATGCTGGTATGTCCCATCATGCGGCTCACGGTTTCTATCGGAATACCCAACGAGAGCGTGATATGCGTTCCGAAATTATGCCTCGCCTTGTGGAAAGTCATGTAGAATCCGTATTGTTTTCCGACCTCTTTCGTGAGTTTAATCAAATATCCGCGACAATACACGTTGAAAATCTTGTCGCTCCGACGTTCCGGCTTGTACTTCTCTATAATCCGCAAGGGAATATCCAACAATCGGATATAAGAGGCGACATCCGTTTTTTTTCGCCGGATACGAATCCACTGACTTCCGTCCTCCTTCTGTATGATATCCTTTTCCGACAAGCGTTTCAGGTCGGCATAAGCCAGACCCGTGAACGTCGAAAAAATGAACCAGTCACGGACACGTTGCAGGTTGGGTTTATCGAGTTGTGTCGCCATCAGTTTCGTCAGGTCCTCGTATTTCAGATGGCGGCTTTTGCGCTTCGGAAGTGCCGGATGCAGTTCATCGTAAGGGTCGCGGCGTAATGTTCCCTGGCTCACCGCTCGTTTGGTCATCTTTTTCAAGCGGTACAAGTGTTCATGCACGGTTTTCTGCTGCATACCGCAATTGCTTCGCAGGTACAACTCGAAATCATCATAAAAATCCTGGTCGAGACTTTTCAGGGTGACATCTTCCGTTTTCTTTTTATCCCGTATAAACTCATGCAAGTGTCTGTAGGAACGGGTATAGCTTTCGTAACTCCCTTCCTCCCGGTCCACGCCGATTCTTTTCTTGAACTCCTCGTTATGTTCCGTAAACAGTGCCAGTAAGGTCAGTTTTTTCTCACCGATACCCAGCATGGCATTCTTGATCAATTCCGCTGTAACGAAACCCAGACTGTTTTTGATACGCTTGTAATGTCCACGGATCTGTTTGTCCAGGTCGACTATGGCGCGGTTCACGGTAATGGCATTTTCGCTTCTGCCGTCGGCACGTCCTGTTTCCGGATTCCACAGGGCGGGATTTACGGCTACCTTGATGCCTATTTGTTCCCATTTGGCATCGACACTTACCTTGCACAACAGCTGGCATGTTCCATCTTTGCGTACCTTTGTGCGGTTGATATAGAACAGGATGGCAAACGTGCTGCGGTGCTTTATCTCTTTATTCCGAATGTTGTTATTTACGTTCATGGCTGATAAGTTTAATATTAGACATACAGGTTAAATGGCAACCGAGAACCGCTCGGCAATCTTGGCATCGAGCATACGGGTGTCGTTCTCTACTTTATCATCGGTCACATGGGCATAAATCTGGGTGGTGCTTATCCGTTCATGCCCCAATATCTTGCTCACGGTTTCAAGCGGGACTCCGTTCGACAGAAGTACGGTCGTCGCGCTGGTATGGCGGGCCTGATGGAATACGAGTCGTTGCTTGATACCGCACAGGTCTGCGATGGTTTTCAGCGCGTTATTCAATTCGCTGTTGCTGTACATCGGCAGCAGTTTTCCTTCCGGTGCGGCATCCCTGTACTTTTCAAGGATATAGAGCGGAATATCCAGTAAGGGGACCTCATAGCTGATTTTTGTTTTCTTGCGGGAGGTCTTAATCCACAATGTGCCGTCCTCGACAGCCACGAGGTCTTCATCCGACAAGCGGCACATATCCCCGTATGGAATGCCGGTAAAGCAGGAAAAGAGAAACAGATCACGGATATGGTAGAGTTTCCTGTTATGGAGCGGTGTCGACATGATGCGTTCCAGTTCATGCTCCGTGAGATACTTTATTTCCCTTGCCGGTCGTTCCGCCTCATAGCCTGCAAACGGATTGGACGTCAGGATACCTGCCGACTTCGCTTTCCGGATAACCGTCATCAGCTGTGTGGTCAGCAGCAGAATAGTTCCCGCACTCAGTTGGCAGTCCGTCCGCAGGTATAGATCATATTTGTCTATGAAAGACCTGTCCAATGCCGTGAAGGGAATGTCCGAAAGGTTGTATTCCTTGTTGAGAAACTGCATGAGTTGGCCACAAGCATACTTGTAGGATGTGGCCGTGCTTTCCTCACGATTGATTCCGACTTTTTTCTCGAATTTCTTTATGAAACTGAGGAAGAACGCCACCAAAGTTTCCTGCCCGTAAGCCATGCCCAAAAGGATACATTTCACCTCCTCGGCTGATACTTTCTCCCGAAGGGCAAACAAGTCCTGATAGATGGAGAGTGCCGAAGCGCGTATCTCGTCCAACTGCCGGTTGATTTCCCTTGACCTTGCGCTCTTCCCCGTGGCACGACCGGAAAGCCATGCCGATTCCGGAGCCGTCATCTTCATGCTGAAGGCCGCCTCGGAATACTTGCCTACATTCAACCTGCCCATAATCGGGCACTCTCCCTGCTCGTCCGCTTCGCTCTTTTTCAGGTAGAACGAAACCCTTACATCTTCTTGATTCATAGCTCTATACTTTTAATTGCAAAATTAACCGGTATAGAGTTACCTGTCAGCATGAAAAATATGGCAGAACATAGAAACAGCCCCTTGAAACAGAAAACAATAGGCATATTTTACCGATATACGGAAAATTCTGCGTATCTTTATTCTCTCAAACAAGGGTTCTTTGAGATGGCAGAGGCGAAATCAGAGTAGTTTCACGTTTCATTTTCGATGTCGTTCGACACTAAAAAAGGCAACGGATAGGTAGCAAAATTACCTCACAACTCCTCAATATCCCGCTTTTTTGGAAAAAGGAAGAATACAGTCATTCAACACCCAATTCCTTTAGTCTCCAACCACTTACTTTATTCCGCCAAAATCTGCCTGAATCTCACGAATTCTTCGTATCTTTGTGATACAGAAAAGGAGATAAAAGATCGGATCACCTACCACAAATCCCGCTTTTACTTCCTTCCTGGTTGAATGTTTAATTTAAAATATAAGATCATGGAAGTATTACTAAACTTACAAAACAAAAATGTAACGCTAAACGCTGTACATGTAGCCCCAGAGGGCACAAACTGTTGCAACCGTTTGAAGGTTCATTTTGATGTATTTCAAGAAACAGCGAAAAAAGCCGCTATTATAAGACTATCAACGGCAAATAGTTTTGAATTGATTCACTATCAAGATAAACATATAGCGTTGTTAATTCCTTTTGATCGTATTCAAAAGATTTCATACTAATAAAAAACCGGGTCGAGTTTGGCGACTCTTCCCGGCCTCCCTTTAAACTTTGCGTTTATCGGATCACCTACCACAGTGACAACGCAAAGTTAAGGGAAAAACAAAGACAAACCAAGTTTCACCCTTTAAATTTTGCGTTATGAACACAGATTTATTAATTATCTATATTCGCAATTCTCGCGATATTTACGCGCTTACTGAATGGCTGCAAAATGCACTTTTGAAAAAAGTAAACCGCGGTTTAACTCCTTCCGTTGAATATCTTGCAAACTGTTCCACTATGAAAAAGATCGTCCGGATGGCGGCTAAAATGCTTTCCGATCAGGATCATAAGACCGCAACCAAGCAAGAAAAAGAACAAGCAGCCAAAGAACATGCAATATACATTATTGGATGCGTGGAATACCTTGCAAACAATAAATAGTAATTATTTCCGGGGCTGTCATGGCTCCGGGTTACTTCTTACTTTTCATTATTCACCCTTTAAAACTTTGTATTATGACTACTACAAATAGACTTTTTTACACAGTATCAAAAAGATATATTCAAGCCGGGACAACCTTTAAAATCGATGTTAAAATATTACTGGCTGATGATTGCAAAAATAATATATGCGATTGGAGTATAACGGCGGATATTTACGAACAACGCAAAAACGGGCGTTTCGTTTGGTGTGCTGGTGGTTGCTGCCATGAAGAAATACTAAAGCGTTTCCCACAGTTTAAAATGTTCGTTGATCTTCATTTGTCTAATCATTACGGCGCGCCAATGTACCCAGTTGAAAACGGTTTTTACCATATTACGAACAGCAGCAAAGAAACTGCAATTAACTATTTGCGTATCACGGAAACGGAATATAATTTGCTTCATCAGGCAGAAGATAAACAATACTTTAAATACCTCCTTTATATGCTCGGTATCGTTGAACGCTGGAAAAGAGAATCTAACGAGGCTTTAAAAAAGCTGGAAGAGTTAACCGGGCAAACATGGGAAAACCCATATAAGCCGGAAAACGAACGTTTTACTTTGAAATTGACGGACGAAGAACGTACAACTATAACTAACAGAATAAACGATGGTTATTATCGCCCTGAAGCTGTACAAGCGCGAAAAGACGAAGAAAAGCGCAAAGCATACGAGAAAAAACGCGCTGAAATAATTAACGATTGCAAAAAGAAACAACAAAAGGCCGAAAATGAAAAGCGGGTTATGTTGGCCGTTCTTGATGCCGGGTTATCAGTTAGTAATGTAATATATTACGATCATAGTAACGAGCTTGTTTTTAATTGGAAAGACTACGAAACAAAAGTAACGGAGAACGATTTTAATAAATTCGTTTCCAGTGTTAACCGTTCTTTGTTGCCTGCTGGCATAACTTTTAAAATGAAATAGCCATGGCAAAATACACGATAACCAATCAAAAAGAGTTACGCCGATCTTTTTGGGAGTTCTGCAAAGAGTTCGGAGGCGAATTTGAAAGAGAAGCCAACAAAAAGAAACATTCTTTTAAACTGGATTTTAATATAGCTTTCGGAGAATATAAAGACGGACTTTGTAAAGATGGCATTATATCGCAAAGTTTATACGAACGTGCAACACTTTATTAATAATAAGCTATGTTTTGTTTAATGCTGCTTTTATTCGGTGCCGTGGTGTTTATCTCCGGCACCGATCCCAAAAAAATAAAAGACTTCATAAATAAAAACGATCAATCAGACAAATTTTAAATTTATGGAGAAAAAGATATTATATCATATTGGGTTATATGGATTTAGAAAACTTATAGTTTATGTAATTAAGGATAACGGGGATAATACATCTATTGTTAGCCTTAACAAAGACGGTTCATTCCCTAAACACGTTTGGAACTGTAATTTGCATAACATAAACGAATAATACAAATATTCCACCGCGCCGGGCGGTTTCCCGGCATTCCTTTAAACTTTGATATTATGACTACCTATATAATAGAATCCCCAAACGGAGAAACGCACAAATTAGAAGTATTCCGCACCGCAACCGGGTTTAGTGTTTATGTTGATGGCTCAAATATATGTGAGAGCATAACGGAGGAAGATTTTTTGCAAGAGCTTGAAAACCCTACTTTCTAACATGGTGGGCGTAATTATTTGGCTAATAGTAGTTTTATTAATCTGCTTTAGCGTGTTTGGCGGTCTTTGGCTGCTTCCTATTTACTTGCTTTTTTGCCTTGTTTTAGGCTTTTACTTTGGTGTAAAATATCTAACTATTTAATATTATGAATGAAAAAGAATTTAACGGCCTCATTTTGGCCGAATTGGTTAAAATAGCAAACGACGTTTTTACAAATGAAATAGAAATAGCTCCCGGCACCTATACCGCTGCGGAGCTTGCAAAGCTGAAAGATGCCAACGGTAACGAAATAAATATAAAATATCTTTGCGTTGATGCTAAACTAAATATAACGGATTTTAGGACTGTACAAATAAACAGCTTTAAGTGTTCCTTTCCAGTGGATCAGGTTTTTAATCTTGTTTGGCAATTTGAAAAGCTGATAGGCACCAAACAAGCCAATAAAACAAGGTTTACCAAAATAGAAGAGCGTGAAAATATTGTTTGCTCCTTTGATATGTGGATTACAAAGGAACATCTAAATATCACTAAATTAGTAACAAAAGATTCTCTAAGACCAGCATTTAATTATATTTATCTTGATCCTTACAAATCGGCTTTAGTTGCTTCTGACGGGCGTACATTAAAAGAATATCCCGTAATTATTGAAACATCCGGGCTTTTGCCTGACGGTCTGAAATTATTTATCAATCCCAAACATTTAAAAGAAATGGTTGGCCGGTGCTCTGTTTGTGTTTGCAGTCAGGAAGGCGGCAATATTACAGAAATAACCAACGATAAGAAACAAACCTTTATTTGTGATTTTGCCGGATATTTCCCTAATTACCGGCTTGTATATCCCAATCTTTCAAAAGACGGATTTATAAAGATTCAGAAAAGCGAATTAAAAGCGGTTGCCGGTTTTGTAAAAGAAATAGCCAAACGAAACAAAAAAAGCGGTTTTTCACTTCGTACTATTGCCGGAGAGAATAAAGTTTATTTATCTTATAATGATGCAGACAGTAACGGACACAAAGAACTTTGTGCAACATTGGAAAAAGCCGCTTTAATTGATATAAAGTTAGGTTTCTTTGCATCAAACGTTATTCCATTGCTTTCCGGCTGGACTGGTGGCGTGTGGCTGGTTGCACCTGATCGGGCGGCGGTCTTTGATGATAAGACAGCGCGTATCGGTGTGGTTATGCCTGCCTTTATAAATGATTCTATTTGCCCAAACTTAAAATGTAATATAAAGGCTTTGGATCGTGCCAAAGTTCCTACCATCCCGGAAAAAGAACCGGTAAGAGAGCCGGAGAAACATTTACCGGCCTTATATGTGGATGCACAAACGAAAACACCGGCTTTTGTCTTTGCTTTGGTAGCTCTGATAGATTTTATTTCCCGTTGGTTTTATCAGGATCAAATAAACAAAGCATTACAGAGGCTAACAATGCTAACCGAACTATCCGGCATTTCTTTGCCTGAACTATTAACCGAACCAGTAAACGAAGAAACAAACGCGAACGAACCCGAACCAATAACAGAGAATGAACCAGTACGCGCATACACACCCGAACTATTGTATATTGATCAGCCTTTGGTTTTCCCGGTGCCTATCTTCATACATAAACATGAACGAACTATCAGCCCAACCGTTGTGCCCGAACTATTGAATCGTCAATGTATAACATTGCTGTTTGTTTCCATGATGTTGCCCGAACTATTACGGCGATATGTTTGGGGAGCAATCCGACCAAAGGCAAATGCAGATGAACTATTTTGGGGCGATTTCAGACGTTTTCACACCAAAGGTAATCATCGAATCAGAGACGGAACAAAAGAGGCAAACAAGCCTAAATTACAGCCATTTCAAACGAATTATTACATACATCAAGAATCATTATGGAAGAGAATAAACAAGCCAAAAGAAGTTATCGCCGAAACAAACCGGTTACGAAAAGTAAGGTCTATGCTATTAGACTGGATATTGATTTGGTTGATTTTGTCAGAGAGCAACCGAACATGAGTAAATTTATTAATGAACTGATCCGAAAGGAGAAGGAAAATACCCAAAAATATGAATGAAAAATCAAAAGCTTTTGAACTGATAGAATTTGTTTGGAACAATGAAAAGACTGATTCTTATTTACGAGTCAACATAGCCATGTATGAAGCAGTAAAGTTGGCTATAATATCTCAAATGAAATTCAATAAAGAGGATTTTCAGAATATATTTTCAAAATTCAGCGGTGGTTACTGGTTTGGAGTCAACGCCAACGGTAAGGGCTATGGTGAAAATTTCTATCGGGAAGCTGTTACTTCGGGAAATATTTCAGCCTGCCAAAGCTATGAAGCATTCTGCAATATTAAACCCTTCATAGACTCCAAAGGCAGAAGGTTATGCAAAGGGGCAATGTACCGGGATAATGAGAAACGTTATAGGGTGACGGGGTTTGATTTCAGCACTAAAAAAGTTTATTTAGTAGGTTATGCCATAAGTGATTGGGAAGAAAAAGGCAAAAAGACTCTTTTCAACTTTACCAACAACGAATGGAACGAATTTAGAAAACAAATAAAGCAATTTTAGCATAATTATGAATCAAAAAGCAAAAGATTATATCAGACGTAACACTTTGGATTTGGAAAGTGACAACCGGATGGATTCTACCGGCTATGTGCAATATGCCATATCAGAAGCAAAAGCCTATGCAGCAATAGCGATAGCCGAAGAAGGAATGAGACAAAAAGCCATTGAAGCATTCAAATTTGCCGTTGATGGTTATTTTATAATTGGCGGTACCGATTATTCAGCCAGTAGATTAAATGAATTTATTAAAAAACTTGACTCTTAATATTTATTGAACCAAATATTTAATTGATATGAAAGCTATTATAATATATTCAGGCAAAGGCGGCGTAGGCAAAACCACAACAACCGCAAATATAGCAAGATTACTTGCAAAACAAGGGAATAAGGTGTTTATCATTGATGCAGATATAAATACCCCGTCAATGAACACCGAATTTGAAGGCGATCATCCGCATGAAATGATTTGGGTACACTCTTCTGGAAATATGTTTTCCAAGTTTATTTACTTGGAAAAATCAATGGTAAGGCAATATCTTGAACTGGCTAAAAAGAAAATACACTCTATCAACCCGGATTATGTTCTTATTGACACGCCTCCAAGTGTTACAAACGTGCATATAGAACTTCTTAGTAGGGTAAAAGTAAGTTATGTGCTGTTTGTCACCCAACCCACGAAATTAAGCAACCAAGATGTATTGCGTACAATGGACTTCTTTCATGAAAGATGTGGGAAGGTTAATTGTGGTATTGCGGAGAATATGTGCTATGGTACAGAACATAATGAATACCCGATAAGACTTGTTGCACAAATACCCATGCAGGACAACATGAATACCGAAAACCTGCTAACCAATGCCTATAATGAGTTTCAAAAGATAGTTGATGAAATCGTACAGAGTGATATTGTTGTTCTTGAAGAATATTCCACCGAAAACGGATATGATGAAAACTTTGATGTTACGGATATACACATTACCGGCTCACGAAAACATTACTTTACTCATGAACTTAAATATGATAATGGTGTAGAAAAAACTCTTACTCTACCTGCTATGAAATTTCTGTCTGTAAGAACATGGGATAAAATAAGAGATTATATCCGGTTCCATGATGATTTGGGACATCTTTGGGACGAGAGAATGAGAAGATGTGATACAGAAAGGGTGGGCAGAGTAGTAAATCATTTCCAAAATGACGATAACGCCTATTTTATGGTTATAAATGCGCCAAACACGGAAGTTCATCTCATTACCGGAGAAATCGGAATCTGTTCTTTATTGACTGGGCAGAGAGGGCATTTTGAACTACCAAGAGTCAGTTATCAAACGAGTAAAGGAAACGTGGTGCTGTTCCCTGATGAAATCATGCCAGTAGATATAAACTTGCTACAACAAGAAATAAACGAAGGCTATATAATGTTAAGTGACGGGAGATACTTACCACCGAAAGAAGCGGTACAACAATGTTACAACGCTTTCGGCATAAGGGTTGGCTTAGGTGATAATTGGGAAGATATTTATGATGGTTGGAATAAAGAAATGAAATAAAAATGAAAGACTTACGTATAGCATTCTTGGCAAAATACCCCAAATATGAAATTATACTCAACATGTATAGTCGGGCAAATGATTGCCCGGCAACATGGGAGAATCTTTCAAAAGTCCGATTGCAGACTTTTGTTGATTATATGGAAGAACGGCTGGCACCAAACTCTGTTCGCCAATATGCCGCCAAATTAAAAGCTGTATTGAACTTGTATAATGAAGAGGTTGAGCTACCTAAAGACTATAATAAAATCCTTTCAGTAAAAAATGTGAGAAACACTAATGTTTGGCTTACTGATGAAGAACTTGAACGAATTATCACCTATGCTCCCAAGAATACCAACGAACAATTGGTACGCACACAATTTTTAATAGGCGCCTTTACCGGTTGCCGTCATAGTGACTATACACGGTTGAACAACCGTAATATAGTGGGTGGAATGATCTCTTATGTCAGCCTAAAAACTAAAACTCATGCCACGGTGCCATTGAAGCCAATCGTGAAAGAGCTACTAACAAATTTACCTAAAGAAGAAGTTAGTGATCCGACATTCAACAATAATATCCGTAATATTTGCCGGAAAGCCGGAATCACAGAAGCGGTTAAAATATTCAAGGCCGGAAAGGAAGTGGAAGGTGAAAAATGGGAATTTGTTTCAAGCCATACGGCACGCCGGAGTTTTGCAACCAATTTGTATTTACGGGGTGCCGATTTATACTCTATAAGCCAAATGATGGGACATGCAAGTGTGGAAATGACTCAAAATTATCTTTGCTGTGGTCTCCGTGAACAATCGGCACAAGTTATGGAGTATTTCAAATGAAACAAGCCACGCTAAATATCAGTAGAACTATTTTAGCGTGGCCCTCTTATGCTATGACAAAATCCGTTCCAACATTTCAAATTCCTTCTCTACTTCGGTATTCAAGACTTTGGCATATTCTTGCGTAGTACGCACATTAGTATGACCGAGCATTTTACTTACATTCTCTATCTTAACACCATAATTCAGGCACATCGTTGCAAATGTGTGCCGGCTCATGTGAACGGTCAAATTCCTATCAAGTCCTGCATAATCAGCAACAATTTTCAGTCGCAAATTATATTGTTGGTTAGTGATTTTCGGCAAAACAAAATTATATTTTTTCAGAATTTCCATAGCTGGAGAAAGCAAAACAATAAAATAATTTTCATCCGTTTTTACCCGTGCATCCAATATAACATATTTATCTCCACGCTTTTGCAATTCATGTTTAAAGTCAAATTTGGCAAGATCGGCATAGGCAATTCCGGTATATGCCTGAAAAATAAAAAGATCACGAACCCTGCAAATTGTTTCAGTAGGTATTCGGGCATTTTTCACCTTTTCGAGTTCGTCCACTGTCAAATACTTCCTGACTGAATGCTTACCACGTACAAGACGCTCTCCCTTGTACGGATCATCCTGCAACAAATCAAATTTTATAGCTTCACGAATATAACGTTTGTTGCGCTTATGGTAATTATATATTGTCGGCTGTGAATACCCCTTCGAGTGCAACCAATCATCATACAACGTTATATTTGCTTTTGTCAAGTCCGAGAAATATATTATTCTATCAAATTCTCGCAATGAAGCAACAAACGTCCGATGTGTCATTTTCGTGCTTTCTGCAATATCTCCACGTTCCTCAATTCTTCTTTCTATAAAATCTATGTAACTTTCTGATTTATTGGTATATTTCAAAAATCTATTCAGCTTATCAAAATCAAAAACTTCTTTTTTACTAATAAGCTCATTAATCCAATTTTGGATCACCCTGCGTTGTTCGTCAAGACACTGGTTCAGTTGAATCATCTCAACCGAGTTGATAATCTTTCTCCGATCATCCCATTGGTCGGAATAGACCTTAACGCCAGTGCCGATCCACTTTCTCTTACCTTCGCTCAAAACTTCAAGTTGAACGAGTCCTTTGTGTTTCTTTGTCGCAACCTTCTTGCGGTCAAAGACGAATCTCATTGTCGGATATTTCATATTCTTTTGAGTTTTGGTATCTACTGATTATCAATACAATAAAAATGGTATCAATGATGGTATCAAAGCCACTGGGAAAATCGGTAAAAATCGGGAAATACTGGTAAGTTTCCGGTAAATATACACCCAATTTCTGCAT